AAATTTTTCAATTCAATATTCGGATCTGACGTAAGGGGTAGTTTATTTGAATTTGTTGATTTCGGTACTGCTTCTGTAGTCAGTGATCAAATTATGATATCCATTAATAATTTTGAACCAAGGGTTAATAATTTACAAGTCGAGGTTCTACCAAGACCAGACCGTAATGCATTTGATGTCACTGTAATATTTGATATTATTGGTCAAGAGTTTCCAACACAAGAATATTCGTTCCTTTTAGAGGCAACAAGGTAATATGCCTTTTACAAAATTCGCTAATTTAGATTTCGATCAAATAAAAGAATCTATCAAAGATTATTTACGTGCAAATTCTGATTTCTCGGGGTTTGACTTTGAAGGTTCTAATTTTTCAGTATTAATTGACACCTTAGCATATAATACTTACATAACAGCATTCAACTCAAATATGGTTGTGAATGAGTCTTTCTTAGACTCTGCAACACTCCGTGAGAACGTTGTTTCTCTTGCTAGGAATATTGGATATGTTCCTAGATCAAGAAGCTCTGCAAAGGCATCTATGACCTTTATAGCGAACGTAAATAATGTAAATGAGTCTCTTTCATCAACGTTGACATTGAAGAAGGGTTTAGTTTGTGTTGGAAATACAAATGATACTTCATATACATTTTCAATATTAGAAGACATACAAAGACCAACTAGTTTTGTAAATTTAAATGTTGGTGGTGTTCCTACTACTGTAGTATCGGCAATATTTGAAAATATAGAAATTTATGAGGGAACATTCCTTGAGAAAAAATTCGTAGTTGATTCATCTTTAAATCAAAAATTTATTCTTAATAATTCATTTATCGATACTTCAACAATAAAAGTATATGTAAAGAAAGAGGGAGAATCTGGATTAGGAATAGAATATAAATTAATTAACAATATCACTGATGTTACAGGAAATTCTTTTGTTTATTTAATACAAGAAATTCAAGATGAAAAATACGAACTTTTATTTGGTGATGGTTTTATTGGAAGAAAATTAGAGTCTGGAGAAATAATTACTGTAAACTATCTCACTACTGATGGAAAAGATGGTAATGGTGCTAGTACATTCTCATTTTCTGGCAATATAGTTGATAGTAATGGGAACTCAGTTGCTCCAGATCCAATTACTATCATCACAAATCAATCATCTCAAAATGGTCAAGAAATTGAATCTATAGATTCTGTTAAATATTTTGCTCCAAGAATATATTCTGCACAGAATAGAGCAGTTACTGGAAGAGATTATGAGTCGATTATAAAAACAATATATCCAGATACTGAATCTGTATCTGTTGTTGGTGGTGAAGAATTAGATCCTCCGGAGTTTGGGACAGTTCAAATTTCAATTAAACCTAAAAATGGATTTTTAGTATCTGAGTTTAATAAATCTAGGATTTTATCACAACTTAAGCAATATTCAATATCGGGAATTAATCAAAAAATTGTAGATCTTAAAATTTTATATGTTGAGATTGATTCATCTATTTATTATAATGATTCAATGGTGTCTTCACCAGAGGATTTGAAATCTAAAACAATTAATTCAATTGTAATGTATTCCAAATCAGTCGATTTAAATAAATTTGGAGGAAGGATGAGGTATAGTAAACTATTGAAAACTATTGACGATACTGACACTTCTATAACATCAAATATTACCAAAGTTACGATAAGAAGAAATTTATTTGCACTACTTAATCAATTTGCACAATATGAGTTATGTTTTGGAAATCAGTTTCATGTTTCTGAAGATGGAAGAAATATTAAATCTACTGGATTTACTATTTCTGGTGAAAATGGTATTGTATATTTGACTGATATACCAAATGCCGATAAAAAAACTGGAATTCTTTCAATTGTTAAAAATTTATCCGATGGGAGTATAAGAGTCATTGCAAAGTCTGCAGGAACAGTAGATTATATAAGAGGTGAAATTAATTTAGGAACGGTAAATATTACATCAACTGTTCATCCAAATAATATTATAGAGATACAAGCATTTCCAGAGTCAAATGATGTTGTGGGATTAAGAGAACTTTATATTAATTTTGACATTGGAAAAAGTAAAATAAATATGATTAAGGATGTTATTTCATCTGGAGATGAAATATCAGGTACAGTCTTTAACAGAGATTTTTACACATCAAGCTATTCAAACGGAAGTTTAATCAGAGAGTAATATGATACAAACTGGAATTGAATCTAGAGTCAAGATTCAGGACATAATTTCTAATCAATTACCGGAATATGTTTTGGGTGAAAGTCCAATGGCATTGGACTTTTTAAAACAATATTATATTTCTCAAGAGTATCAAGGTGGTCCTGTTGATATTGCAGAAAATCTTGATCAGTATTTAAAAGTAGATAATTTAACTCCAGAAGTAGTTGTAGGATTTACAACTTTATCTTCCGATATTGGATATGTTGATGACACAATTAGTGTTATTAACACAAAAGGATTTCCTGAGCAATATGGACTGTTAAAGATTGATGATGAAATTATAACATACACTGGAGTTACTACAAACACTTTTACAGGATGTATTCGTGGTTTTAGTGGAATTACTAGTTATCATAATGATCTAAATGCAGAAGAATTGGTATTTTCAGATACAACTGCGGATTCCCATACTTCAAATTCCGTAGTACAGAATTTAAGTTCTTTATTTTTAAAAGAATTTTATAAAAAATTAAAATTTGCATTTACTCCTGGATTTGAGAATAAAGTTTTTAAACCCGAAATAAATGTTGGAAACTTCATAAAAGAATCTAGATCATTTTACGAATCCAAAGGTACTGATGATTCTTTTAGAATACTATTTAATGTATTATTTGGAGAAACTCCAAAAATAGTTAATCTTGAGGAATATTTAATAAAACCATCAGATGCAAAGTTTATTAGAAAAGAAATATGTATTGCCGAAGTTATTGGTGGTGACCCTACGAAAATAATTGGACAAACATTAACAAAATCAACAGATCCTACAACTAATGCTTCCATATCTTCAGTTGAAATATTTACAAGAGATCAAAAGGTATATTACAAAATAGGGTTATTTGTTGGATATGGTGATAATAGTAATGTTCAAGGTAATTTTATAATTACTCCTAACTCAAAAGTTTTGGAGAATGTCAGTATTGGTGCTTCTATAATATCTGTAGATTCTACAATTGGATTTGGACAGACCGGAACAATATATTCCGGAAATAGTACTATTACATATGTTGATAAGAGTATTAATCAGTTTTTAGGATGTTCTGGAGTTGTTGATACCATTACTGCCACAGATAGTATTTTTTCGGATGATACATATTTTTCCTACGAAGGTGGGGATACAACAAAAAAAGTCACTCTAAGGTTGACGGGGGTTCTTTCAAATTTTGTTCAAAGATCGGATTCAATTTCTGTTAGTGAAGGACAAATCTTAGGAGTTAAGAGTATTGGAACTTTAATTGAAAATCCAGAACAAAATAAAACATATACAGAAATTTTTGCAAATTCTTGGATTTACAATACTAGTTGTTCAATAGAAATTGATAGTTTTATTGGAGGATCAAATCCAACTGGTGTTATATTAAGAACTTCCGTTGATAGATCTCAATTGAAAAAAGGAGATCGAGTAGAATTTATTGACGAATCGACAAATAATGTAATATATCCTACAGATACCTCAGATATACCATTTGTAAATGCTGATATTACATCCAATTCAGTTTCTATAGGAAATCTAAGTTTTTTCTCTCCAAATGAAGAACAGTCCATAAAGTTAAGAAGAAAAATCAATAAGGCAAGTAGTGCTTTTGTTCCTTTTAAATATCAAAATAATAGTATTATTTCTGATGTTCAGAACATATATGTTGACGATAATAATTTTGCATATGTAGCATCAAATTCACTTCCATCCTGGGGAAATGGATTTACAAATTCATATGCATATCAAATAAAACAAGACATCATATCATCATTCATCTCTTCTTCTTCTGGAAATATTATTGATTTTAATGAAAATACTGGACTATATTCTACTATTTTCTTTGATACTCCTGTTTCATTCATAACCGGAGACAAAGTTCAATATATTTCATCTGGAGAACCTCTAAAAGGACTGGAGGAAGGAGGTTCTTACTATATCAAAGTTTTATCTAATAATAAACAAATAAAACTTTATACATCTTCTTCATTTTTAATTTCCGATACAAACGCTGTTGAATTTAAATCAAATACAGAAGTATTAGAAACTCACACATTTACTTTATTTTCTCAAAGATCGAAAATAATAAATCCTCAGAAAATTTTAAAGAAATTTTCTTTAAATCATAATATTAAGAATGGAATTGGAGAGAATACAATTCCAGGATCAACTGGAATGCTAATTAATGGAGTTGAAATTACCAATTACAAAACTTTAGATAAAATTTATTATGGTCCAATAGATAATGTTAAAGTTTTAAATGGTGGAATCAATTTTGACACTATTAATGTTCCGAAGATAATAGTATCTAATGGTGTTGGGACTACATCTTTAGTTCAACCAATTATAAGGGGAACAGTAACAGATATAATCGTAGATAAGCAAGATTTTGATATTGAGGAAGTATTATCAATTAATATTACTGGTGGGAATGGAACTGGAGGGTTTTTTGAACCAATATTGAATAAAAGAAGAAGGGAAATGCTATTTGATGCAAGATCTATCTCTGAAGGTGGAGGTATAAGTACAACTACTAATCAATTAACATTTTTAGACGATCATAATATTTCGAACGGGCAAAAAATTACTTATAGAAACAGTGGCAATGAAAGTGTTCCTATTGGAATAGGAGTATCTTCATTATTAAATAATAAAAATTATTTTGCAAAAGTTGATAATAATAAAACAATAGTATTATTCAATAATTTTGATGATTACTTGAGTGAATCTAATCAAATTTCTTTTGCAAATGATTCCACAAGTGGAATACATAAATTCGTAATAGAATCTGCAACAAATACTGTTTCAGAGATAAAAATTATAGAAGGTGGATCATTTACAAATAGAAAACTTTTAGTCAAACCAACAGGAATTTCTACTTCACAAAACACAATAAACTTTAATAATCATGGATTTTTAAGTGGAGAAATTGTAGAGTATTCACCTGTTGTTGGATTGGGAACCACACAACCACAAACTATTTCTGGATTAACTACGACTAATCAATATTTCATTTTAAGAAATGATGAAAAATCTTTTAGAGTATGCGATGCTGGTATTGGAGGGACAAATATTGCAAATTATGCCCAAAATAATTTTGTAAAATTATCTTCCGTTGGAACTGGATTTCAGCAGTTTAAATACCCAGAAATAAAAGCAAGTATTGAGTTTACGACAGTTGGTATCGGAACTTCAACACAAATCCAATCCATAACTGCAACTCCAGTTGTTAAGGGATCTATTGAAAGAATTTATGTTTATGAACCAGGAACCGGATATGGATCAAATATTTTAAATTTTGAAAAAAAACCTACTTTTTCACTTAAAAATGGTAGAGATGCTCAAATAACTCCTATTGTAGTTAATGGATCTATTAATCAAACAAATATACAGTTTGGAGGATACGAATATTTTTCGACTCCGGATTTAATAGTTTCAGATCCAACTAATATGGGTAGTGGTGCTAAGTTAAGGGCTATAGTCACTAATGAAAGAATTACTGGTGTAAATATTATTAATGCAGGAATAGGGTATTCCACTTCTAGCACAATTAAAGTTGTTTCTAGTGGAACTGGTCAAATTTTAGATGCGTCTATAAGAGGACTTACTATCAATCAGGTTGAAAAAATTGTTAAAAAACAAACTGAATTATTAAAAGATGTTGATGATGAGTTATCATATTCGGTACTTGCATATTCTAAAGATTTGCAGTCTTCATTCAATGAGAATACTGAAGATTTGTCTAATATTATTGGATGGGCATATGATGGAAATCCTATATATGGACCATATTCAATCGTAGATCCAGATAATATAGACTCTGGTATTAAGATCATGACATCTAGTTATGTGTCAAATATATCTAATATCTACGATAGACCATCAATAGATGACTTTCCTTTGGGATTTTTTGTCGATGATTATAGATACGACTCTCAAAATGGTAATCTTGATAAAAATAACGGAAGATTTGTAAAAACGAAAGATTTTCCAAATGGAGTGTATGCATATCATGCGTCTATAGATGCTATTACAAGAGAACCACAATTTCCATATTTTATTGGAAATTCTTTTAAGTCAAATATTATTGATGAAAATCAAAGTTTAAATCAAAAATTTGATTTTCATAATTCATCTCTTTCTAGAAATACTTTAGGATATAAAATTTTAGAAAAAGGTGCTAGTAATGATTTTATTATTGAAAATAGTAAAATCGACCAACAACAAATAATTGTTGAAGATATTGAAGATGGATCAGTTTCTAAAATCTCTGTTATTAATAGTGGAGATGATTATAAAGTAAATGATTTATTGAATTTTGATAATGATGGCACTAATGGTGGAGGAATTTATGCTAGTGTTTCATCATTAAAAGGAAGAAATATTGATAGAATTGATACTTCATATGAAACTTATAATGATGCAGTATTTACTTGGAGAGGAGATGATAAGGTAACTGTAACAATTTCACCTTTTCATACATTATTAGATAAAGATTATATTTCAATATCTGGATTTAGTACTTCAAATCTTTCTACACTAAATGGATATTATAAAATTAATGTTCCATCTATTTCAACTGTGGGATTGGGAACAAGTATATCTGCCGGAGCAGGTACAACCGAAATATATGTAACACGAATTCCACCAGGTGTTTCTGTTGGTAGTAGTATTGGGATCGGAACTGAAACTTTGGAAATATTAAATGTATATCCAGATAAAAATGTTTTTAGAGTAAATAGAGGTCTTCCTGGAACCGGACATACTATAGGAGTTGCAGTATCATTTAAACCAAAAACATTTATAATTGATAAAAAGGTAGATTATTTTGAATCTGAATTAAATAATAGAATTTACTTCAATCCACAAGAATCTGTTGGTTTTGGAACAACGGCAGGATTGGGATATGAAGTATCGTATTCTTTCGGAGAAGAGATAATTACAGGATCTATTCCTACACAAAGAATTAGCATCAAAGGGCACCCATTTACAACTAATCAGAAACTTACATTTAGTCAAAATGGCAATACTGGTGCCATTTCAATTTCAACATCTCCTACAGGATCACTATTTAGTTTACCAGCAACAGTTTATGCGGTTAATAAATCTCCAAGCACTATTGGTATAAAAACTTCTTTGACTTCTGACGAAGTTTTCTTTGTGTCCGGAGGTGATAATGTTGATGATTATTATTTCGACACCAATAAAATACAAAAACTTGGAAAAGTTGAGAAAATTTTATCAACTGTTTCGATATCAACTTCTCATTATCATGGATTAATTAAAGATGATTTAATTATCATGAATGTGAGACCTAATCTTTCTGTTGGTATTGGAACTTCTACGGCAGTAAGATTATCTAGAAATTTATTAACAAATAATTTACAAATTAATCCTATAGGATTTAACTCTTTGGGAATTAATACATCTACAAATGAAATTAACATTCAAAATCATGGTTTAGAGACGGGAGATAAAGTATATTATGAATCTGATGAGGTATCTTCTGGTTTAAATACTGGTTCATATTTTGTATATAAGGTTGATTCTGACAATATTAAGTTTGGTATCAGTAATATTAATGTAAATGAAAATCCACCATTAGTTGTAAGTATTGGAGGAACTGGTGGTTCATCTCAAACTATATCTTTAATTAATCCGAGAATAGAATTATTATCAAATAATAATTTAGTATTTGATTTAACAGATTCTTCTTTATCTGGGTATGAATTTAAACTTTATTATGATCAAGATTTTAATAATGAGTTTGTGTCAACAGGTTCTACAGAAACTTTTAGTGTATCTGGTTTTGGAACAATAGGAATATCTACTAATGCTTCGGTTACTATTAATAATAGTTCTGAACTACCAAAAAAACTTTATTACTCTATAGAAAAATCTGGATACATAAGTTCTTCCGATAGAAGTGTAAATAATTTTTCCGAAATTATATCAGTTGATAGTAAATATAATCAAATTTATAATGTTTTTGGTATAGGATCAACCACTTTTCAAATTTCTTTACAAGAATCTCCAGAAAAATTTTCATATACATCTTTAGAGTGTGATAATTTAGAATATACAACAACTTCAACATCAGCATCTGGTCCAGTAAACAATGTCAATCTTATATCAGGTGGGTCTCAATATAAAAAATTGCCTGCACTTTCATCCGTAAATACAACAAATGGCAAAAATTTATCTGTTTCTTTAGGTTCTAATGAAATTGGTTTACTTAAAGAATCTAGAGTTATTAATGAAAAATTTGAATATTCTTCAGATAAAACTTTACAACCAAAAGCTAATATATCCCCGAATATTATTTTGAAAGATTCTAATACAATTGGAATTGTGACCATAACTTCTGGTGGATCTGGATATGTAAAACCCCCAACAATTATAGTTGTTAATAACAACACAAGAACTCCATTAGATAATGGAGTGATACTATCCAAATTGACTGGAAACTCAATTACTGATTTGATCGTTGATATTAAACCTAAGGGAATATCTGATCAATCAGCAGAACTTTTTGCTATTAATAACACTAATGGAGTTAGTGTTAAAGCAGTTCAGTCATCAGGAAATAGTGGAATTTTTACATGTATTATTACAACACCACCATTAGGATTTTCTGTAGATGTTTTTGCTCAAGGTGAAAAAGTTTTTGTGGAGGGAATACAAAGAAAAAGTGATGATGGAGATGGATTTAATTCTGCCGATTATGGGTATAAATTTTTTGAAGTGGTGGAGTATTTAAATAAAACGACACCTGGATTACTTGATGACCAAGTTACCCTTAGTATTGCGGGATTAGGAACAAATGTTGGAATTGCAAAAACAATTCAAGATTCATTTGGAACTATTGTTTCTAAAAAGAATTATCCAACTTTTTCAATTTCATTATCACCATCAAAATTTGAAATTGGTGAAACATTAATATCTGATGGTATTGAAAGAGATCTTAAAGTTATTGGATATAGTAATACAGGAACAATCAAGATATTTGGATCGTATAACCTTTCCGTAAATGAAATAATTACTGGAAGATCTTCAGGAAGTGTTGGCACTGTACAATCTATAACAAATTATGATGGAATTTTTGAAATTAAATTTTCTAATAGAAAAAATGAAGGTTGGGAAAATGAAACTGGAAAATTGAGTGAAGATTATCAAGTTCTTGCAGATAATGATTATTATCAAAATCTTTCATATTCTATCAAGAGTAGACAAGAATGGGATGATATCAAAACACCCGTCAATAGTTTAGTTCATTCAATTGGTGTTAAAAATTTTGCAGATACAGAAATTATTTCTGATGGAGACGAGAGAGTTGGAGTTAATAGTACTTCGAATTCAACAACAATTGTAGTAGACTATATCAGTGAAAATAGAGTTGATAAAATCAATATTTTTGATTTTGTAACAGATATTGATCTTTTACTAGGTAAATCTAAGTTTTTAAAATTAAAAAATAAAAAACTTACAAACTATCAACAATCTACATCTAATAGAGGTTTGAGAATTGATGATATAAGTGATCAATTTTCTAATTTTGAAGATGAACCTTTTGAATATAAAGATATAATAAAAATTGATGAAGATCTTTCTTATTATAACTATCTATTTAAAGTTTCTGATATAAGTGAAAAAAATCAAGTTCAATTGACAAGCTTAGTATTTTTAAATAATACAGTCAATGGTAATATTGCTATTTTAGAAAAACAATCTTTATCTAATGTGGGGTCTGGACTAACTATATCTGAACAAGAAAAATACGGTGATTTTTCAATAGAAACTAATGAGTTTGATGAAAAGTATATAAGATTTACTCCCAAAGATCCTTTTGATACTGAATATGACATTAAATATATTCAGAAAAAATTTGATGATACAGTTATTGGGGTAGGTACAACATCAGTAGGATTTGTTGATATAACTTCCCGTAGTCAAGAAATTCTTACAGGTAGTACAGACAGTATTATTGGAGTAGCAACTGATAAATTTACATCATTTCATGTTAATGCACAAGTTTATAAAGAAATTACTAATGAGATGAATTTTGTCGAGTTATATGTAACTCATGATGGAACAGATACAAATATTTCAGAATTCTATTTTGATACTGAAGATTTTTCAAGATCAAATAATTTTATAGGATCTTTCGGTGCGGACATAGACACTTCTGGATTATTTAATTTAAATTATACTAATGATACAGATGAAGATGTAATTGTTAAGTCACATATAGTTGGATTTGGAACAATTTCTGTTGGGGTTGGAACATTTAGATATATTTTACAAAATCAACCAGAGGGTAACGAAAGATCTGCAATTTATGAATCTGGAATATCTACGACTACTTCTGGTATTTCCACTTCTTTCTTAAGATTGAATAAAAACAATTTCGATTCTGCAAGATCTTTAGTCGAAGTTAGTATCGGATCTACAAAATCAATCCATCAAATTATGATGGTTCAAGATGTTACTAATATTTACATTCAGCAATATTCATTGTTGTCAATAGGAAGTACAAGTGGAGAGTCCACTCCACTAGGAGTAGGAACTTTTGGAGGAGAATATTCTGGGGATGATGTTTTAGTTAAGTTTTATCCAGATTCCAATTTTATTGGAGATATAAAAATTAATTCTTATAGTGAGTGTTTATATACCATCTCCGATTTTATCAATCAAGCTCCAAATCTCATATATGGAAATTCTATAGAAACGTTAAATACTGACTCATACTTAGCAATTAATGGAGATAGAATTAATAAAGAAGATTTCATCTTAAGATCAAATAATACTCCAATTTTCGCAAAATCATTTAATCCATCAAATAATGATATAGTTAATCTTTCAACTGGATTATTTTCAATTGATAATCACTTCTTCAGTAATAATGAAGAATTAATCTATACACCAAAATCTACTTTTGTTGGTGTTGGATCAACTCCAATGACGTATAAAAATGGTTCTACTATCTCAGAACTTCCCTCACAAGTTTTTGCAATTGTTAGTGATGATAATAGTTTTTCAATATCAACAACTAAAGCAGGATCGGCCGTTACATTTACATCTGTAGGTGAAGGAAATGCTCATGAATTTGTAATGGCAAAGAGAAATGAAAAATCTATCATTGCTATTAATAATATCACACAATATCCAATTGCCTCCACTAAAATTGTGCAAAGTTTATCTGGAAATGGTGGAAGTATTTCAACTACAGCAACTATCTTCACTTTAAGTGGTATTTCAACCATATATCCTCTTGATATATTGAGGATTGATGATGAATACATGAAAATTGTTAATGTTGGATTTGGAACAACAAATATTGGACCCATTTCTAATATTGGAACAGAATCTTTGATTGAAGTTGAAAGAGGGTTTATTGGATCATCTTCAACATCCCATACAGACGGTACATCATCTAAAATTTATAAAGGATCTTACAATATTGCCAATGATAGAATTTTCTTTACAAAAGCACCTAGAGGTAACCCTAATGTCGAAAGAGAAAGTAATAATTTAGTATTCCAAACATCAGATTTTTCTGGTAGAGTATTTCTTAGAAAAGACTATACTACAAATACTATTTTTGATGATATTTCTGATGAGTTTACTGGAATTGGAAGAACATTTACACTTACTGTAGGTGGAGCAAACACTATAGGTATTGGAACAATTGGGGGAAATGGACTGGTATTTATCAACGGAATATTTCAAACACCATCTGCTGCAAATAATCCAAATAATAATTTCAATATTATAGAACAAGAAACCCCCATAGGAATAACATCAATATTATTCAGTGGTATTAGGGAAGATGCATCAGACTCCAATAGTACCATTATTAGTGAATCTGATATAAATCAAAATCAAATTCCTAGAGGAGGACTTATTGTTTCTTTGGGATCAACTGGAGGACTTGGTTACGCACCTCTTGCTGGTGCAGCAGTAACTGCTGTCGTCGATGCTACTGACGGTTCAATTGTTTCTGTTGGACTCGGATCTACTGATATTAATGGTTCTGGATATAATGGAATAGTATCAATTGGGATAAGTGTTTATGAAGATGATCATATTGGAGATGTTGCTGATATAACAGCCAATATTGGAGCTGGTGGAACACTAACATTTACTGTTGGATCTGGTGGAACTGGATATTATAATCCAAAAATATTTGTTTCCGAACCAACATATGAAAATCTTGAAATTGTAGGCATTTCTAGAATTGGTGTTGGGGCGACGACTGATTCTGGAGTTGGATTATTATTAGATATCAATGTTAGTGCAAGTTCCACAACTGGTATTGGATCAACTTATTTTGAGATCTCTGACTTCAAAATAAAAAGATCTGGATATTCATTCAGAAAAGGTGATGTATTTACACCAGTTGGACTTGTTACTGCTAAAGATTTAGCGTCTCCAATCTCAGAATATCAGTTTACAGTTTTAGAGACTTTCAGTGATAATTTTGCTTCTTGGCAGTTTGGAGAACTTGATTATATCGATTCTGTTAAAAACTATCAAGATGGAGAAAGAATAAGATTTCCACTTCTTTATAATGGTTCAATATTGAGTTTTGAAAAACCTGAAAATTCTATAATAGAACTTCAAAATACTTTAATCATCATTATTAATGGAATTATTCAAGATCCTGGTTCTTCTTATCAATTCGAGGGTGGAACTTCATTCTCATTCAGTACGGCACCAAAACCTGAAGATCAAGTTGATATTTTCTTTTATAGAGGAACTAGAGGTCAAGATGATTTACTTGTAAATAATGTTATTCCAACACTGGAAAAAGGTGATGATATTAGAGTGTATAAAAATCCCACAATTCCGGAAACTATCACCCAAGATGAAAGAACACTTTTTGATATATCTTTTTCTGATAAATTTGAGACTAGTTTATATGTTGATCAAGGTGTTGATCAAATTAATCCTAAACCTATGTCATGGGAAAAACAAAAAACTGATAGAATAGTTAATGGAGATTTTGTTTATAAGACAAGACAGTCTATAATTTCTCAAATTTACCCAACTGCCAAAATTATTAAGGACATTACAGATTCTGATAATAATATTTTTGTTGATGATATAAGTAATTTTGATTATGATCTTGATTCTGACACCGCATATACTATGAGTGCCATTATTATTGATGGTAAATTGGATCCCTCACCTGCTAATATTACCGCATCTATTGGTGTAGGAGGAACAGTTTCTGCTCTTACAATTGTAGATGGTGGCAATGAATATGTAGGATCGACAATAGATATTAAGTTCCAATCACCACTTCAAATTGGCGTTGGAATTGGAACTACTGCTCAAGCTACAGGAACAATAACTAATGGGGTAATTACTGGAACTACGATTACAGATCCTGGATTTGGATATACTATAGAACCCAAAATAATTACACCTCTCCCAGATTCGAATATTGAAAATCTTAGTAAAATCGAATTTAGTAAAGGATTTTCTGGAATTGTAACAGGGATAGGAACTACTTCTGGATCTGGTGGACATCCACTAGCACTCAAATTGTTCCTCAATACAGGAACAGCAAATTTTGGAGATGATTTGGAGGTTGGGTATCCAATATTCGTTAAAGACACTATAATTGGATCTGGTGTTACGTCAGTGGATAGTTCAAATACTTCTGTAGTTGGTATTGGAACTACCTTCTTAGATAATATTTACTATATTCATCAATTATCCCGTTTTGGTGATCATGTTGGTATCGTTACTTGCAATATTGATTCTGGAACCGATATAACAGGTCTTTCTACAAGTGGAGATTATGTTGGTGAATTTTCTTGGGGATTATTTACATCAATTACAAGATCCTCTACTCCAATTTCTATTGGTGTTACTGGAAAAACTGTAGATGTTGGATTATCAACATTTCCAACAATTCAGAGAAGGGGTGAAGGTCTTAGGATTACTGGAGCACTTCCAGAAACGATACAGGGGGAATAATCAATATCTCAATTTTATTGATATAAATATTTAAAAAACTGCGTAATATGTCTGCTATAATAACAGATCAATTTAGAATTGCTAATGCTAATAATTTTATAGAGTCTGTGTTGAATGATAATAATAGTTATTATATATTCTTAGGACTTTCAAATCCCGGAACAACATCTATTCCTGTAGGATTTGGTAGGACTGCAGCATGGGGAAACACTCCATCAAGTCCACCAAGTCCTATTGATAATCAACAGTACTTAAGTCATTATAGAAATACTGCACTATTTGGCAAAAAATTAAATAGTTCGAATATTAGAAGAGTTGTAAGAAAAATTAATTGGACCACAAATGTTCGTTATGAAATGTATCGTCATGATTACAGTATTGAAAATTTAGCTCCAATTTCTCAAAGTGCAAGACTTTATGACAGTAATTATTATGTTGTTAATAGTGATTTTAAAGTTTACATATGCATCTATAATGGATCTCATGGTGATATTGGAGGAACATCAAATCTAAATGGCAATACATCTCAAGATGAGCCAACTTTTACAGATTTGGAGCCATCTGCTGCAGGAGAAAGTGGAGACGGATATATTTGGAAATACTTGTTTACTATATCTCCAAGTGACATTATTAAATTTGACTCTACTGAATATATTGTTCTTCCGAGTGATTGGTCAACCTCAACCAATTTCCAAATTCAATCTGTAAGAGATTCTGGTGATTCAACAATAAATGATAATCAAATAAAACATGTATATATTGAAGATGGAGGAGGTGGTGTATATACTGCAGGTACTTATGATATTAAGGGTGATGGGTCGGGAGCAAAAGTAAATATAGAAGTTAATACGTCTGGAACTATTATCAAAACAACAGTTGTTTCTGGTGGCACTGGATATACATTTGGAATTGTTGATTTTGGACATTCTACAACAGACACCATTTCAAATCCAGCAAAACTGATACCAATTATTCCTCCATCAAGAGGTCATGGTTATAATATATACGATGAACTGGGATCAGATAAGGTGCTTGCATATTCAAGATTTGACGATTCTACATTGGATTTTCCGACAGATACAAAATTTTCTCAGGTTGGAATTATAAAAAATCCACAAAACTATAGTTCTACAAGTGTTTATACAGCAAATACATATTCATCATTAGGAGCAATTAAACTAACATCAAATTTTAACGATAATCCTACTATTGGTGATAAAATTGAACAATCTACTTCAAATGGCACTATTGCAAGGGGATATGTTGCATCATATGATATCGAAACTAAAGTATTAAAATATTATCAAGATAGATCTCTAAACTTTGCCAATACTTTAGATCAAACTGATAGAAATGATGTTACTAGTAAAGCAAATATTATTAATTTTGAATCGTCAGCAAATACGATTTCTAATCCAGCATATGTAGCATCAGTTGATACAAATTTCACTGGAATTACGACTACAGTTGGATCTAAAGAAATTAATTTGGGTGTTACCTTTTCATCAGGTCTTGCTAGTCCTGAGATAAATAAAAATACGGGAGATGTTATTTACATTGACAATCGTTCTATTGTAACGAGAGACTCTAGGCAAAAAGAAGACATCAAAATTATTCTGGAATTCTAAAAAAAATGTCGCAAAAAACAAATTTAAATATCAATCCATATTATGATGATTTTGATTCGTCGAAGAACTTTTTAAAAGTACTATTTAAGCCAGGATATCCTGTTCAAACTAGAGAATTAACAACCTTACAATCTATACTTCAAAATCAAGTAGAAGATTTTGGGAGTCATGTATTTAAAGAAGGATCGATGGTGATCCCTGGAAATATTGGTTATGATGGACAATTTTATTCTGTTAAGGTAAATACAACTCAATTTGGAGTTGACTTATCAGTATACATTGAGAATTTTATTGGAAAAACTATAACAGGACAAGTTTCTGGAGTTACTGCTAAAGTTCAAAAGATAGTTTTTCCAGAAGAAAGTAATGAAGTAGATAATATAACTCTATATGTAAAATACTTAAAATCGAATGAAAATTTTGAATTTTCGCAGTTTGTTGACGGAGAATTATTATCTACAAATGAAAATGTTGTTTATGGAAATACAACTATAAATGCAGGATCACCTTTTGCATCTACAGTAAATTCAAATTCCACTAGTATTGCATCTTCAGCATCAATTGGAGAAGGAATATTTTTTATAAGAGGATATTTTATAAAAGTTTTATCACAAATAATAATTTTAGATTACTATACAAATACCCCATCATATAGGGTTGGATTAAAGATTGATGAATCTCTTGTTAATGCAAAACAAGATGAATCATTGTTTGATAATGCAAAAGGATTCTCAAACTATGCATCACCAGGAGCAGATAGATTAAAAATATCCCTATCTCTTACAAAAAGACCTTTAACAGATACAAATGATACTGATTTTGTAGAATTGCTTAGAGTCAAAAATGGCAAAGTTAAAAAAATTACGACTAAGACTGATTATAATAGAATTCGTGATTATCTTGCAGAAAGAACTTTTGATGAATCTGGAAATTATACATTAAATCAATTTGATTTAAATTTAGAAGAATCTTTAAATGATTTATTGGGTAATGATGGAACTTTTTTCGGTAATGAACTGACAGACCAAGGAAATGTTCCGACAGATAATTTGGCAGTACTGAAAATATCACCAGGAAAGGCATATGTGCAGGGATATGATATTGAAAAAATATCAACCTCTATTATTGATGTAGAAAAACCCAGAGATATTGCAGATATTAAGAATACTACAGTTCCATTTGAAATGGGAAATATACTAAGAGTTAATAATGTAACTGGATTAGCAAAGGTAAGAGAAACAATCGATCTTTACGCACAATTTGGTTGCTTAGGAACTAAAATTGGAGAAGCAAGAGTATATTCGTTTAGTCTAACTGATGCAGCATATTCTAATGCATCATCTAGTTGGGATTTAAGATTATACGATATTCAGACATATACAAGATTAACATTAAATCAATCTGTCTCTTCAGATGAAATAAAACAGTCATTCTTTGTTAAAGGGAATAGCACTGGAGCAACAGGATTTGCTACAGCAGATGGATCATCAAATCAAATATTTTTAAGACAAACTTCCGGAACTTTTGCAAAAGGTGAAAGTTTAACTATTAATGGAGTACAATCTCCAAGATCTATAACTGAAGTTCGTGCATATAACACTCAAAATATTAAGTCAGTAAAACAAACAGCACCTTTCGGCGGAAGTAATTTTGAAGCAGATTCGATTTTGGATAAATTTAATTTTCCAGGAGCAGTATCTGAATTAACAATTACTGCATCTGGGGCAGGAATTTCTACTGTAACTTCTCCAGGTAGAACTTTTGTTGGCATTAGAACTGATACTGTAATTAGATATCAACAATCTGGTTCTCCATTAGAATATTTTAATAGAATATCCAGTATTGCAGCAGATGCATTATCATTCGAAATTTCTGCATTATCAACTGTTGCTGGAGTATTTAATGGAGCACTTCCAACATCAGATATTCAAGTTAATGGATTTTTAGGAGCACCAGTAGTAAAAGGTTCAGGAACTTTATTTGCCCCTCTATCAGAACCAAATGCATCTAATATTGATCTTTCTAGTTCTCAACTGTTCCTTATGGAGCAATTGACTGGAAAAGATGTTGATAATTCTGACAATACTATAACTATCAATACTGCTGATGTTCCTGGAATCACTGATATATCTTGGGTCAATTTTGATCAAGAAAGATTTAGTGTTGGATATGTTGGAGGAGGTATAGGAACGATTACTTCAGATGCATTCAGTATTAGTGGAAATACAGTAACTATTAGGGGTCTCGATAGTACACTTTCAACTGCTGATACTGTTGTTAATGTAACAGTATCAAAAGGAAACATTCAAAGTAAAGTTAAAAGTTATAGTAGAAGTAGAACTTTATTAGTGGGTGGATCAAAATTAAAAGAATCTGGAAATGCTGTTGCAACGTCTAAAAATGATGGATTAACATATAATTCATATTATGGATTAAGAGTTCAAGATGAAGAAATATCATTAAATTATCCAGATGTTGTCAAGGTTCTTTCAATTTATGAATCTTTAAATGAATTAGATCCAACATTAGATGTAATTGGTTTTCCTGTTATATCTAATGTTGGATCTAATTCATTAATTGGTGAAAATATTATAGGGTCTTCAAGTAATACTATTGCTAGAATTGTTACTATCGAATCTGCAAATACATTGGGAGTTGTTTATTTAAACGAACATAAATTTTCTTTAGGTGAATCGGTAGCATTCGAGGAATCAGAAATCAATTCTCAAATTGATTCTATAACAAAGGGGAATTATAGTGATATAACAGAATCATATGTATTAAATAAGGGACAGAAAAATCAATATTATGATTATTCAAGAATTCAGAGAAGAAAAAGTATTCATGAACCATCTCGTCGTTTATTGATAGTTTTTGATCATTATACGGTCCCAACAAATGATACTGGAGATGTATTTACTGTAGATAGTTACGATGCAGAAAGATTTTCTAAAGATATTCCAAATATTGGAGGGTCTATTAGAGCAACAGATACTTTAGATTTTAGACCTAGAGTGGCAGTATTTAATCCTGCAGTAACAATTGATAAATCACCATTTGATTTTAATGCCAGAACTGGGTCATTTAACACTTCTCCATTAAGACTATTAGCTCCAAAAGAAAATGCAATAGTAGATCAAAGTTTTTATCTTCCAAGAATGGATAAAATTTATTTAGACATTCTTGGCAATTTTGTTGTTGAAAAAGGAATATCTTCAAAAAATCCAAAACCACCCAGTAAAAAAGGAAATTTCTTAGAACTTGCAACAATTTTATATCCTGCATATCTGTATAATACATCCAATGCAAATATTATCTTAACTGATAATAGAAGATACACCATGAGAGATATTGGTCTTATTGAAGATAGGGTTGAAAATTTAGAAAGAGTGACGACATTATCACTTCTCGAAATAAATGCAAATACTTTGAGAATTCAAGATAATGAAGGTAGAGATAGATTTAAAAGTGGTTTTTTTGTTGATTCATTCTCTGATAATTCTAAGTTCGATACCTTTCTTTCAACAACTTTGATTGATCAATCTACTAGAACTTTAAATCCAAATATTAGTAGAAATTCATTAGATTCTCTAGTAGCAACTTTAGATAATTTATCACCACAAGAACTAGACTTAAATGATGATAGTTTAATTTTATTAGACCCTGCAATTCAAAAAACTGGTCGAGCATTAACTCTTGCATACAATCAAGTTGATTGGTTAGAGCAACCATTCGCAACCAAAGTAGAAAATGTAAACCCTTTTAATATTGTCGTTTATAATGGTGTAGTTCAATTACAACCAGAAGTCGATAGTTGGACTAGAACAGTTCAATTGCAGGATGTAAATGTAAGCAATAGATTTAGACAAGAAGTCAATCTTGTCAATAATTTAGATCTTACTCAAAATAGATCTTTAGTTCTCCCATTGGCTCCAAGATTTAGAGGAGGTGGAGGTAATATAGGTAATACATTTAGAAATTTTGCTAGTGGACTTAGTGGCACTACAAGTGCTAGTAGTACTGCAAGTGGTAGTTTTGATACTGTAGATACATTTATTCGCAATCAGGTAGTTGGCACACCTGATGAAGAATTTATGAGGTCTAGAAATGTTGAATTTAATGCTTCTAATCTCAAACCAAACACAAGATTTTATCAATTCCTGGATGGTAATAGTGGTGTTGATTTAATTCCTAAGTTAATTGAAATTTCTGACAATAGGCAACTTACTGGAAATGGAGCATCTGCTACATTTAGTATTGGAGAAACTGTAATTGGAACCGTTAATAATCAAGAAAGGATAAGATTTAGAGTTTGCTCTCCAAATCATAAATTTGGACCTTTCAATTCACCAACATCAATTTATAATCAAAATCCATACGATCCAATAAATTCTATATCTAGTAATTATAGTTCATCATCAAGTATTCTTAATGTAGATACTGCAGCACTTGCAGAAAATTCTCAAGGAGACTTTTTCGGATATCTTGAAAAAGGAATGCAATTGGTAGGACAAAATAGTAGAGCAATTGCATTTGTGAAAGATATTAGATTAATATCGGATAATTATGGAGATCTTATTGGTTCTTTCTTCTTAAGAAATCCAAATGGAGCACCAAGACCTAATGTAAGAATATCTACAGGAACAAAAACTTATAAACTTACGTCAAGTTCTACAAATTCTCCTGGATTGCCTGGAAGTAATTCCGTCTCTTTTGCGGAAACAAATTATACTGCAGTTGCAACTTTAATTAACTTCCAAGCTACGGTAACAACAAATACCACAACTACCACAATTAATAATACTATAAATGCCACTGTTGGGGGAAATGTTGAGGTAGCATATTCCGATCCTCTTGCTCAAACATTTACTGTTGGTGGAAATATTCAAGTTAAGTCCGATATTGATACAGATGATGATGTGAATGGAGCATTTTTAACCTCTGTAGACTTGTACTTTGCATCTATTGATAGTGGTAATGCACCTATCACAGTTCAAGTTAGATCTACATTACTAGGAACTCCTACCTTAGAAGTTATTGGCAATTCATCAGTAACTCTTAGACCTAGATCTGTTGATGAAAATGGTGTTGAAACTCAACTCATTCAAACATCGGATACCGGAGAAATTGCAACTAATGTCAAATTCCCAGAACCCGTTTTCTTAGCACCGGGAAGAGAATATTCTATTGTTCTAATTTCTGCACAAAGTGACGAATATGAAGTGTGGACTGCGGTTATGGGAGAAAAAACTGTTAATACACAGTCTCTTCCAGATGTTGATCAGGTAATCTATACTCAACAGTTTGCTCTTGGTTCATTATTTAAATCTCAAAATGGTTCTATTTGGACAACAGATCAAAATCAAGACCTTAAATTTAAATTATACAAAGCAGAATTTACCGAAACAACAGGATCTGTATATTTTTATAATCCACCATTAGATGTAAGTAATGGATATATTAGAAAATTAAATAACAATCCAATCACTGTTCTTCCAAAAACAGGAAAAATTGGTATTGTTACCACAACAGATTCTGATTTTATTGGTATTGTAACTGTTGGCAGAAAACTTGCCGGAAGTAATGGTAATGGAGGATCTGCTATTATTGTTGGGCAAGGAAGTTCCGTTAGTAGCGTTAGTATTACAGATGGGGGTATAAATTATCCCGCAAGTGTTGCTAATGAAGTAGTAAGTACTTACAATATATCCGGAAAAGGTGAAAATCTTAAACTTCTTATAAACACAAATTCAAGTGGAGTCATTACCGGAGTTGGACACTCTACTATTGATTTTGGAAGTGGATATCAAGTAGGAGATATTGTTGGAGTTAAAACTTCATTAACATCCACAGAAACTGGTAGAGATGCTACAGTCACAATTACTGGAATATCAGGATTGAATACTTTATATCTTTCAAATGTTCAAGGAGAATTTGGTGGAAATGGAAGTGGAAAGGAATTTGCAGTTGGTGCTGCAGTTAGTTATTATAGTGATGCATCTACAATTGTATCTGCTGCGGGAACAAATATTATAAGTTCTTCTGCAGATGGTGGAGTATATTCTGGAGATTATTTTAAGGTAGATCATTTTAATCATGGAATGTATTCTACTACCAACAAATTGGTAATAGATAACATTAAATCCGATGTTCCAACAACTGTATTAAGATCTCAACTAAATGTTGGTGATGTGACAACAATCAGTGTTGCTTCTACAGCAAACTTTGTAGTTTTTGAAGGGAAGAGTGTTTCGGGATCATATCCAGGATATGTAAAAATTGGAAATGAAATTATTAAATATGAAGGTTTAGGATCCGGAACATTAAATATTAGTAGTAATGGTAGAGGAATTGATAATACTATTGCAGTTAATCACTTTGTAGATGCTGACGTAGAAAAATATGAATTTGGTGGTGTTTCACTAAGAAGAGTTAATGGGATAACAACCTCTATTGTTTCTCCAATAGATATTGATAGTTATCATGTAAGAATTAGTAGGTCATCTGATAAAGGAAGTTCAAGATTGACTGATGGAGATACGGCAGGAACTTCTCAACTATCATTTAATGATGAAAAGTTAATTGGTGGAGGAGAAATTGTTGCCACTCAAAACTTAATTTATGATGCAATAAATCCAGTATACGATATTCTGACTCCAGGGTCAACAACTTCTGTAACTGGACAAGTTAGAACTATAACTGCAACTAGTGTTAGTGGAAATGAAGTTTCATTTAATGATAATGGATATCAAGAAATTCAATTAAATTCTTTAAATTCTTTGAATTCATTAAGAATGGTTGCCTCAGAGGTAAATCAGAATGAGTATTTGACAACTTTGCCAAGAAAAAAATCATTTACAACTGCAATTGCATTCAATTCTAATGATCCGAATTCTGCATTATCTCCAATACTTAATCTTGATACTGCAAGAACAGAACTTAATGTGCCTCGATTAAACAAACCAATTAGTGATTATTCTGGTGATAGCCGTGTAAATTCGATATTATTTGATCCACATTCTTCAGTATACTACTCAAATATAAACTCTCTCCAGAATCCAGCTTCCGGATTAAAAGTTATTATTGCTGCAGAAAGACCAGGAGATTCTGATTTTAGAGTCCTTTATACTACAACAAAAGCAGATTCTAGTGAAATTATACAATCTTATGAACTATTTCCTGGATATGATAATTTGAAAGAAACTACCGAAGGATTTTTAGTTGTTAATCCATCCAAAAATAGTGGATTACCTGATAGAAAAATTAGAGCAAGTCTTGACGGAGAATTTTTGGAATATGAGTTTACGATTGAAAATTTGGATTTATTTACTGGATATGGGATTAAAATAGTAATGAATAGTACAGATCAGGCACAAGCACCTCGTCTAGCAGACCTTAGAGTAATTGCACTAAGATGATAAAAGTAAAGGGAAATTCAAATCTATATCGAGATGAAAATTCTGGCGGTATCATAAATTGTGATACTGCCAATTACAATCAATATGTAAATTCTATAGCACAAAAAGATTTACGTAAAAAAGAATTAGATAAAATGAAAAATGACATTGAAGAAATTAAGACACTTCTTAAAGAATTGATAAAGAATAACTAGCCTAGTCAATTCATATAAATATCTAAAGGTATGTTAGCACCATAAAATAATGTCTGTTTATGTATCAAATATTGTGATTGAACAAGGATATGATTTTGATACGTCTTTTCAATTAGAGGATACTAGAACCGGAACCCCATTAATACTAACTAATGCTTCCCTTGAGGCAAAGTTGAGAAAGTATTATGGATCCACTACAGCAGTATCTTTTGCATCATCAATTACTGATCCAAATTTGGGTATTATTCAAGTTTCATTAGGTTCAACTTTATCGGTTGATTTAAAACCTGGGAGATATGTATTTGATGTGAAAATTACAAATTATGGCAAAGAATATAAAGCTGTCGAGGGTGCAGCACTAGTACGAGGGGGAGTAACCAGGTAATGCCTAGTATTAACGACAGAATTGGATCTCAGAATGTAATTCGTGTTTTATCCAATGCTTCATCATCATCGTCAAATTTATTGAATTTAAATGATGTAAACTCTACATTAAAAACTAGAGATGGGATGATCCTTGTATGGGATCTTACTACAGAAAAATTCTATATGACGGATACGATTGATTCGTCATCCTTAAATATTACTGGCATTGCAACATTTTCAAATACTACAGATTCTACTGCACCTACAAATGGAGCTTTAGTTATTAATGGTGGAATTGGAATAGCAAAACAAGTTCATATTGGTGAAAGTATTTCGGTTGCAGGTATTGCAACTTTCTCTTCTAATGTAGATATAAATGCTGCTGTTGATATTCTTAATGGAGTTACCGCAGAATCGACATTCAAATCTGTTGGAGTTACAACTCTTGCTTCTGCGGGAGGTATTACCACAACTGGAGGAGATTTATATATTGGTGGAGATTTATATGTTGCTGATGATATTGTTTACGACGAAGCAACAGCAAGAAATTGGAACATTAGTGGGACTGCTACTGTAGGGACATTATTAGATGTTGATGGACAAACTGAACTTGATAATGTAAATATTTCTGGAGTTTCTACCTTTACGGGTGCTGCAGACTTTAATGGTAATGTCGATATTGATGGTCAAACTGAACTTGATAACGTAAATATCTCTGGTATTGCAACTGTAGTAACTTTATTAGACCTTAATGGCAATTTACATGTAGCAGGAGTATCTACTTTTGTTGGTGTTGCAACATATTCTAGTAGTTTATTTGTTGCAGGAACATTAACCGCAGGACTTATTGATGGAGGTACGTACTAATGGCAAAACCTACTACTAGAAAAGAACTTGTTGATTATTGTTTAAGACAACTTGGAGCTCCGGTTCTTGAGATAAATGTTGCCGATGAGCAAGTAGATGACTTGGTTGATGATACTCTTCAATATTTTAATGAGAGACATTACGATGGTGTTGAGAAAATGTATCTCAAGTATAAAGTTACTGAGGATGATATCAATAGAGGAAGGGCTACAGGAACAACTGGAGTAGGTATTGTAACAACAACTGGAACTGCGAATGTTGTTGGTTTTGGGACAACCACTTTTAATTTTTACGAAACTTCAAACTATATTCAAGTTCCAGATTCTGTTATAGGTGTCGAAAAAATATTTAAGTTTGATACTAGCACAATCTCAGGAGGAATGTTTAGTATTAAATATCAATTGTTTTTAAATGATCTTTATTATTTCAATTCAGTTGATTTATTGACATATGCAATGACCAAATCCTATCTGGAAGATATTGATTTTTTACTAACGACAGAAAAACAGGTAAGATTTAATAAGAGGCAAGATAGATTATATTTAGATATTGATTGGAAAGCGCAAACTAAGGATACTTACCTTGTTCTCGAATGTTATAGAGCACTTGATCCTGAAAGTTTTTCTCAAGTTTATAATGATAGTTTTGTTAAAAAATATCTTACTGCATTAATAAAAAAACAGTGGGGGCAAAATTTGATCAAGTTTCAAGGTGTAAAACTTCCTGGTGGAATTGAATTAAATGGTCGTGCAATATTAGAAGATGGACAGAGAGATTTAGAAGATATTAAACAGAGAATGTCCTCCGAATATGAATTGCCACCTCTAGATTTTATTGGATAATTATTATGACATTAAATCCATTTTTTCTTCAAGGATCCCCAAATGAACAATTTCTTGTTCAGGATTTAATTAATGAGCAATTAAAAATATATGGTATAGAAGTTTATTATTTGCCTAGAAAGGTTTTCAAAACCGACAATATTATTAAAGAAATACAATCATCAAAATTTGATGATAGTTTTTTAATAGAAGCATATTTGAATAATTACGATGGATATGCTCCTGATAGTGATATCATGACTAAATTTGGTCTTAGATTAAAAAATGAAATAAATTTAACCATATCGAGAGAAAGATATGAAGAATTTATTGTACCATTTTTGGAAGGTATATCTTCAGGAATCAGTCTTGAATATAGTGAATATGATTTGGAATTAATTTCAAGACCTAAGGAAGGAGATTTAATTTACTTTCCTCTTGGGGAAAGACTTTTTGAAATTAAAAGAGTTGAATCCGAAAAACCTTTTTATCAATTAGGAACAAATTATGTTTATGAACTAAGTTGCGAACTCTTTGAATACGAAAATGAACTTATTGATACAAGTATCGAAGAAGTTGATAATACTGTTGAAGATGAAGGATATATTACGTCCTTAACTCTTGTTGGAGCGGCAGTTACTGCTTTTGCAACGGCGTCAATTTCTTCTGGATCCATTAGTGAAATATTCTTAAATAATGATGGTAGTGGATATAGTTCCACACCGACTGTGACATTTTCAAATCCACCCAATTTTAAGGGTGGAGATAGTGTTGCCGAAGCAGTTGCTATTACGACTAATATTGGCAATGTTCAATCTATTCAAAGACTTGAAATAACTAATTCTGGTTCTGGATATGTAACACCTCCAACAATTACGATAAGTGGAGGTGGTGGATCAGGAGCAGCTGCCACATGTTCTGTTGGAGGAACACAATTTAGTGTTTCTGAAATTGAAATTACTGGATCTGGTCGTGGATATACAACATCACCTGTAGTCACAATTAGTGGACCTGGAACTGGAGTAACTGCAACTGCAATTGCAAGAATAAATTCGAATACTGAAATTGATTCTATCAGAATACTGAAACCAGGTATTGGATATACTGAAGCACCTACTATTTCTATAACAGGATTATCTGCAATTGGTATAGGAACTTATGCTTATAATGAAACTATAACAGGAGAAACTTCTGGAACAACTGCAGTAGTTAGAGATTTTGGAATTGTTGAATCTACAATTTCAGGTGTTCCTGATAGTACGATATTGAGAGTTTCACTAAATACTGGTGAATTTAGTCCAGATGAAGTTGTGGTAGGATCAATTTCATCTGCTAGATATGTGGTTCAAAATTATGACGATGAAAGTTATGATGATACATATGATTCAAACGAAGAATTTGAATTAGAAGCAGACAATATCTTAGATTTTTCAGAATCTAATCCCTTTGGAGATTATTAATGTTAGGAACATATTTTTATCACGAAATCATAAGAAAAACTATTATTAGTTTTGGAACATTATTTAATGATATTTCAATTCGTCATACAAAAAGTGATGGTAGTATTTTAGATGAGACAAAAGTTGGTCTTTCTTATGGGCCAATGCAAAAATTTCTGGCAAAAATACAAGAGCAATCAGATCTTACTAGATCAGTTGCAATTACTCTGCCTAGAATGTCATTTGAGATGACAAATATTCAGTATGATTCAACTAGAAAAACTGGAGTTACTCAAACATTTAAGGCAAACGATACTACTGATAATAAAACAAAAAAAGTATACATGCCGGTTCCATATAATATCGGATTCGAACTTAATATTTTTGCCAAGTTAAATGATGATGCTCTTCAAATTGTTGAGCAGATACTTCCTTTTTTCCAACCATCATTTAATTTGACTGTCGATTTAGTCAGTTCTATTGGAGAGAAAAGAGATATTCCAATTATTCTTGATAGTATTGATTTTCAAGATGATTATGAAGGATCATTTCAGACTAGAAGAGCATTAATTTATACATTAAGATTTACTGCCAAAACTTATCTGTTCGGTTCTATTGCTGATACGTCTGATGGACTTATTCGTAAGGTTCAGGCAGATATTTATGCTGATACTAATACAAAGACCGCAAAACGTGAAATGAGGTATACTACTATTTCCAATCCTACTAATGTAGAACCTGGTGATGATTTTGGATTTACTGAAGAATGGACTTTCTTACCAGACTCTAAAGATTATAGTCCTACTAGACAGGAAGATATTTAATTATGAATAATAATTATGATTCAATCGATGAGGCTCTGAATATTGATAGTGATATTGTAGAGTCAAAACCAATCAAAAAACCAGAGATTATAAAATCGAAGGATGATGATATAGAGAAAGATTATGTCTATAGTCGTGCGAACCTCTACTCCCTCATAGAGAAGGGTCAGGAGGCAATTAACGGCATTATGGAGGTAGCAGGGGAAGGAGGCAGTCCAAGGGCATACGAGGTCGCAGGGCAGTTGATTAAGAGTGTTGCCGATACTACTGATAAGTTAATTGATTTACAGAAGAAACTTAAGGATGTTGAGGATGAAACTAAGAAGACCACAAATAATGTTACTAATAATGCAGTCTTTGTTGGTTCTACATCAGAACTCCAAAAAATGCTCAAGCAAGGTTTTCTAAATAATAAAGAATAGACTACTTTTCATCGATGAAAAAGTGTAAGCAAGGATATTATTATTGTTATACAGATAAAAAATGTAAACGAATTCCAATGGGATATCGTGTGGCATCTAGTGGATATCTTCGCAAAGAAAATGACGACTCTACAGATAATAATGAAAATGATAGTACCAATAGTAATGGTAATGGCAATGGTAGTAATGGTAGTGGGAGTGGCAATGGCGGATCCAACGGAGGTGGAATGAGTGAATCGAAAAGTGGTGATAGTTCTTTGCGTGACTGGTTTGGCAAGAGTAGGTCTAGTGATGGCAAGCCTGGTTGGGTTCAATTGGGTGGTAAATATGCCGGAAAACCCTGTGCCAAACAACCAGGACAAACCACAAAACCAAAGTGTGGTTCTTCAAAAATGAAAAGAAATCTAGATAAAGATGAAGAGAGAGCAGCATTTAATAGAAAGCAACGTCAAGATCCAAATCCAGATAGAAAAGGGAAGGCAATCAACGTGAAGACAGAAGAAACTGTAATAGAAAAGGTAGGTGAAAAAGATGCCTGTTACAAGAAGGTCAAGAGTAGATATAGTGTTTGGCCTTCTGCATATGCTTCTGGAGCACTTGTAAAGTGTCGTAAGGTTGGTGCTGCTAACTGGGGAAATAAGTCAGAGTCTGTAGAGTATTCTGATTGGAGAAATGATTTTCAGGCAACTGAATATGAGTTCGTTGATATCATCAAACCAGAACCAATCAAAGGTGGGCAAGAACAGATTGATGAAGGTCAGAAGTGTTGGAAAGGATATGAGAAGAAAGGAACCAAAAAGATGTTTGGTAAAGTTGTAAATAATTGTGTGAAGAAGGAAGAATTTGTAGATGAAGAAAAAGAAGAATCAAAAGTTGGTGGTGGAAATCTAAAAAAACTTGTAGTAAAGGCAGTAAAAAGAATAGATTATGATGTCGATGGTGATGTAGATCCTAATGATAAAGTTGAAAAGAAAACAGGAGACTATGGTGAAGAACTTCCGACTCCATTTGGAAAATTCAAAACAAAAATTAAGAAAGAAGAATTCTCTGATTGGAGAGATGAACTTGGAGAAGGTGCTGCCTGGACTAAAAAGTCAGGTAAGAATAAGAAAGGTGGCCTAAATGAAAAGGGTCGAAAGTCTTATGAAGCAGAAAATCCTGGTAGTGATCTAAAAGCACCTAGTAAAAAAGTTGGTAATAAGAGAAGAACATCATTCTGTGCAAGAATGAAAGGTATGAAAAAGAAACTAACATCCAAAAAAACTGCTTCTGATCCAGATAGCAGAATTAATAAGTCCCTAAGAGCCTGGAATTGCTGATATGAAAAACTTTAAACAATTTCTTTCAGAAAGCATCACTATTAATGGTGATTTTAATGGAACTCTCAATGTAGGAGGTTCCGAACCAGAACAAGCATCAGAGTCTTACTTTGCCGATGTAGTGTGGGAAGGTAAGATGTATCGTTTAGAAGTAGAAGGCAAAATGCTTTCTAATAAAGAACTTGCCGAACAAATTCAGGGAGAATATCCTGGAGCAATAGTTCATAATGTTTATCCGGGTGAGGCAAATACTTCAAGAATTAAAAATTCTCAAAGGTATCAACCCGAAAGATTATCGTGGAGTGACTAATGGCACAATGGAATAAGAATACACAAGACTTTCTAAACCAGGAAAGATCTTTATTTGAGGTATATAATATTGCAGATCACTGGGGAAACCAGACAGATTGGAGACCTCAGTTTTCTGACAATAACAGATTAAAGGTTTCTCCATATCAAACAGTCTTCTTCAATACCTTCCAGTACGGCAAAGAAACTGATGTATGGGATGAAAGATTAGTCGGAGTCGGTGCAACTGCTACCTTTAATGCATCATCCAGTAATGTAGTAATGGAAGTTGGTTCTGCTGCTGGTAGTAGTGTAGTTCGTCAGACCAAGAATGTGATGAGATACATTCCTGGTAGATCATCTACTCTTGCCTTTTCAATTCGTCTTGACACTCCACAAGTTGGTATTCGTAGAAGGTTTGGATTGTTTGATGATAATAATGGTGCTTATTTTGAGGATAATGGTGGAACTTATGCTTATGTAATTCGCAGTAATACGACAGGTATTGTTAGTGAAAGAAGAGTATACAGAGACGATTGGAACGGTGAGAAGTTTGATGGTAATGGATATACTGGTGTAACTGCTGATCCAACAAAACAGCAGATGATTTCCATCAACTATGAGTGGTATGGTGCTGGTATTGTTGAGTTTGCATGGTTAATGAAAAATGAGACAATTCCGTCTCATACATTTGAGAACTCAAATACCAATGATTTTGTTTGGTGTTCTACACCATTCTTACCCATTCGTGTTGAGATTGAGAATATAACTGGTGTTGCTGGAACTCATTATCTCTATCAGGGTTCCAATTCTCTGATTCAGGAAGGTGAACCAGAGAAACTTGGTATTCTTGAAAGTGTTGCTAATCCGATTACTGGCACTACACTGGCATCTGCAAATACATTTTATCCAATCGTAAGTCTCAGATTAAAAGAGGATGAATTGGGTGCTGTTGCTCTGATTAGATCTCTACAAACAGCAACAAATGATAATACTAATGTCTATTGGAGATTGATTGAGAACTCAACATTAACTGGTGCAAGTTGGACAGATCATCCAGATCCAAACTCCTTTATGCAATACGACACAAGTGCTACTGCTACAACTGGTGGAAATATTGTCCTGAGTGGATTTACGATTTCTGGTGGTGCATCTCTAACTCCTATTGATGAAAAAGCACAACTACAAATTGGTAGAAGTGGTATTGGAACGATCAGTGATATATACACTTTAGCATGTGCTTCACCTAATACTAACAAGAAAGCACTTGCCGTATTGAACTGGATTGAACAAAGGTAATAAATTATAATCCAAATGATTATTTTTCAATATATCATAAATACTATACACAGTCTGATTATTAGAACAGTTAAATATAATGACACTTAAAAAACCTACAGACTTTTTTAGTGATGGAGAAACTGAAAATAATACTATTAATGAAGATGTAAGCAATATTGATGAACTGATAAAAAAACCAGAATTGAAATCTTTTTCAGAATCATTTGATGTATACAAAAGCAATTTAGAAAAATTTCAAAATTTCTCACAAACTATAGAAAGTATAGAGAGTATAAAGAAAGAATTTCAAGATTTCCTTACGAAAGAAGATCTTGATAATGCGATGGTGGCATATTCTTTTTTACTTGAGGAGAGTATTTCTAAAGTAAAGAATGATTTTGTTGAAATTGAAATTCCAAAAAAATATAACAAAATTACTGTCGAATCGGAACTCCGAGCACTTAAGCATTATCAAAAATTCAAAGAAGAATTAGATGTTCTTATTGAAGATGTAAAACAAAATAAAATATTTTTAGACGATACTTTTTCGAACTTCGAAGAAAAAATTGATAATATTAAGGAAGATAAGATTTATCAACTTGATAAAATTTATAATGTCAATAAGTTAGAAGAAGAAAATTCCAATTTATTCGATAAAATAAAATGTATAGATGATATTGTTTCTAACTTAGAGGAAAAAATTAATGATATTAAGGAAGATAAATTCTATGAAATTGATAGAACTAATAACGTCGATAAATTAGAAGAAGAAAATTATAGATTATCAAATAAAATAAATTCTATTGATGTTACTGTTTCCAAATTAGGGAAAAAATTTGAAAATATTGCAGAGATTAAAGAAGATAAAATAAAGTCTATTAGTGATATTGTTTCTAACTTAGAAGAAAGAATTGATGAGATTAAGGAAAATAAAATTTACGATATTGATAAATTAGAAGAAAGAAATTATAAATTATCCAATAAAATAAAGTCTATTGATAATACTTTTTCTAACTTAGAAGAAAAAATTAACGATATTAAGAAAGATAAGATTTATCAGGTTGATAAAATAGAAGAGGAAAATTATAAATTATCCAAGAAAATAAAATATATTGAGGAAGTATTTGAAAAATTTAATGAAAAAAATATTTTAAATGAAAGTATTATTACCGAACCACCAAATTCTAATAATTCGGATCCATTAACTCCTCTTGATAAAAATTATGTTACATTTAAGGAATTAGAAAACCATTACAGATTATTTGTTAATAGAATACAACAACAACTTTCAACTTTTGGTGGTGGAGGTGAGACCCAACTAAAGTATCTTGATGATATTGTAGGTATTGCCACTAATGCAAGTGCTTTTGATGGAAAATTCTTAAAATATAACCACTCAATTAGAAAATTTGAATTTGTTACTGTTTCCGGTGGAGGTGGTGGAGGTTCTTCTGGAATTGAAGTTCTTAATAGTGGATCTTCAGTTGGAACTGGAATAACCTCAATAAACTTCAGCACTAATGTAACTGCAACTGCAAGTGGTGGTATTGCTACAATAACTGCCTCTGGTGGAGGAGGTGGTAGTGGTGATGGTATAAGTGGTATAACCCTCAGAGAAGAAGGATCTGTTGTTGGTACTGCAAATAGTATTCAAGATATTAATTTTATTAGTGATAATTTAACGATATCTGCATCTGGTATTGGTGCCACCATTACATTATTAAATACACCAACATTTGATTCCGCATCAATAGGATATTCTGAAATAGGATCTGCAACTATCAATTCTAGTGGAATTAATGTCACTGGTGTAGTAACTGCAACAAGTTTTGATGGTGATATAACCGGTAATGCGGATACTGCAACATCATTAGCAACCGCAAGAACATTTGAATTAACCGGAGATGTTGTTGCTTCTCAGATTAGTTTTGA